TACTTTTGCTAGATCCTCACACGTTTGATTACTACCGCCTAATGGAATCATAAAAGACATTTGTACTCCCCAACCTTCATTGATGCTATAAGTTTCTTCTCCTTGTGCATCATTACCTGTATAAAAAGGAGTTACAGCCATTGTAGGTTGACTGCAAACCAAGTTTCCAAACTGCTGCTTACCTGTCATTCCATTATTAATATTCATATTCTGATTAATTATTGATGAATTACCTACAGCATTAGGTTGAGCCTGTACATTAGTATCGCCTTCGGCTCTTGCTTTATTACTGACTAAAGACAGACAAAGAAGTGATAACGCTAGTGGTCGTAATCGAATCATTCTGTGTAATTTTTTCAGTCATTTGATTAGCAGCCCTTGTAGTTATAGACAAAGACCAATCGCTAGTTACAGTTTTTGGTGTGAATATTGCATCAGAATGAGCTATACCACCACTAGAAGCACTTGTAACCTCTATGTTTGAAGCTTCCCAAGAATTTATTGCAGCCCCATATTTCTCAGTCACTACCGAGCGGGTTATTGTCTGAGTAGTATTCTCTGTACGGTTACTAGAACCAGTAGTCCAAGAAGGCACTCCATTGGCATATACAGGACTAAACAAAAATAAAGACAGCAATAATAGTTTCTTCATTTTCTTGTATTATCAGGATCTACAATTAATTTTATAGGTGTATCTATACGAACGAGTTGTGTCTTACCTAACACTTCTTGTAACTCAGCCTTTACGTTAGTACCATTCTTACCTTTCTCACCACCTTTCTGTGTAATAGAAGCTCCAAAAGAACTAGCAAGCCCTACAAAGACCGAAGCGATAAAGGTCGGATCTATCTTCTGCTGTGGTATTCCTAGTTTACTTAGGTCTAAGTATGAAAGGCTTAACATTGCTGTAGCCCAAGTCAACAAAATAAGTCTGACCCCTAGTGATACCAATTCAAATTGCTCCTCTCTGCAAGGTACAGCTTCTTGTAATTTGAACCATACACTTTTCTTTTGATCTTTTGGTTGTTCTGCCATAGATAAATAACTACCTAATGTTTGGGGAGATAGCGTTATAAGCTAATCATAGGTAGTTATGGCAAACTTAACAAATCTAGCTATGTTTGGAAAGTAACACATTACTTTTATGTTAAAGATTCTAAAGCCAATACTACTAAAATTCTTCTCTACGACTGCTGTTAAGAGGTTAGTAGTGGACTTGCTTCGTGCTATTTGTAAGCAGACCTCAAATACATTGGACGATAAAGCTGTAGATATGTTGGAGTATCAGTTGTTTCCGAAGCAAAACTGATGGAGCATAGAGATTTTTTTAAGTTACTTATAGGTGAACCACCACCAGAAATACAATTTGAGATTGAACTACAAATAAGAGAAGCTAATGAATTACCTGATTCTTTAATTAGACAACATTGTTCTAATCTTATAAAACATAATCGTTTACAAGATTTTTTATTGATGGCTGCTCTTGCTCGTATTTCAGATGCAGAAGCTAAATTATACAAAGCAGAAAAGAAATTAAAAAATGTAAATGCCTTTAATAAATCCAGTATTTACAATAAAGTTATGTATGTTTTATTTGGCAAATCAACTAAAAAATGATTATATTAAACAAAAACCTACAGATATGACTAACAAAGATCTTAAAAAGTTAGAAGGTTTACATGGTGCTTTAACTGATAAATTATTAGAAATAGTAACAAGTGGTGATGCTAAAGCTGGTGATCTAAATGTAGCTAGACAATTTTTAAAAGATAACGGTATTGAATGTATTCCTACACCTACTAATGGAATGGAAGATTTGATGTCAAACTTACCAGACCTAGAAGCAATACCTGCTAGTGAATTATAATTGCAACCTTTACCAGAAAAACTACACGACTTTAGATATTTCCTAATACTTACTTGGAGACATTTAAGCTTACCTGACCCTACACCAGTTCAGTTAGATATTGCTGAATACCTACAACATGGCAATAGACGTAAAATCATACAAGGATTTCGTGGTGTAGGTAAAAGTTGGATTACATCTACCTATGTAGTGTGGAGACTTCGTATGAATCCACAGCTTAAATTCTTAGTTGTCTCAGCTAGTAAAGAAAGAGCAGATAATTTTAGTACTTTTACCATGAGATTAATAAATGAAATGCCTTTATTATCTGGATTAATACCACAAGACCATCAACGTAACTCAAAAATAAGTTTTGATGTAGCCCCTGCAAAAGCCGACCACGCACCTTCTGTTAAGTCTTGTGGTGTATTAGGTCAAATGGCTGGTTCAAGAGCAGATGAAGTCATTGCAGATGACGTAGAAGTACCAAATAACAGCTTTACACAACCTATGAGAGATAAACTTGCTGAAGCTGTTAAAGAATTTGATGCCATATTAAAACCTAACGGTAAAGTTACATTTCTTGGTACACCACAAGTAGAAAATAGTTTATATCTAACACTAGAAGAAAGAGGTTATGAAACTAGAATCTGGACTGCACGTTATCCAGACTTAAAAAATAACTATGGAGATAGACTTGCTCCTAAATTAGCTGAAAGGCTTGCTAATGAGACTGTAAGCCCTAAAGATCCTGTTGACCCACAAAGGTTCTCTGATATTGATTTGATGGAACGTGAAGCGTCCTATGGACGTTCTGGGTTTAATTTACAGTTCATGCTTGATACTACTCTCTCAGATCAAGATAGATACCCTTTAAAACTTCGTGATCTTGTTATTAGTTCTATTAACCAAGAATTTGCACCAGAAAAAGTTATCTGGTCTAATAATCCAGAATATGTCATCCAAGATTTACCTTGTGTTGGCTTCAATGGTGACAGGTTTTACCGACCTGCACAAGAATTTGGTGACTTCATAGAATATACAGGCTCAGTTATGTTTATTGACCCTTCTGGTAAGGGTAAAGACGCTACAGGTTATGCCTGTGTAAAGATGTTAAACGGTAATCTCTTTGTTTCTGATGCTGGTGGACTAATCGGTGGTTATTCTGACGCTGTTTTAGAAAAATTATCTCGCATTGCTAGAGACAATAAAATAAATTCTATCCTCGTAGAACAAAACTTTGGTGGTGGTATGTTTGCTGAACTACTTAAACCCTTCCTTAACAGATACCATCCATGCGAAGTACAAGACGTTAGAAATAATAAAACTAAAGAACTCCGTATAATCGACACACTAGAACCTGTTATGAACTCTCACCGACTAATAATTGACCGCAAAGTTATAGAAAAAGACCTCCGTTCTAACTCTCAAGAACCACCAGAAAAAAAATTAAAATTACAACTTATTTATCAAATGTCCAGAATATCTCGTCACAAAGGTTCTCTCGTACATGATGACATCTTAGATGCTCTGGCTGGTGCTGTCGCTTACTGGACTGAATATATGGCTCAAGATGAAGATAAAAATATTCAATCCAGAAAAAATGATCTCCTTATGACTCACCTCGAAAATTGGGGCTCTTCTCTCAATAACACCATCACTCAAACTGCTATGGGGATGACACCTCAACAAATTAGAAATACTAACCATGATAACAATGGTTTCTTATCTAATTTTAATTAATACTCACTATAGGATAAGTGACTGAGCAACACGCACTCTCCATATATAGGGGGGCTCTACTTAGGATTCCCCTATATAACCACTTAGGATTCCCTCCACTCTCCTTCTTAGTTAATTATTCCTTCTCTTCTGCTTCTGATGTATCAAAATAATTTTAACCCAAAAATTTGAAGGGCTTACGCATATATGTAAACTAAAATTTACCCCATTTGCTATATAAAAAAGTCAAAAAAAAGGTAAAAATATATATAAATAACTGCAATAACTAAGTTTATAAATTATATACAATAATTTTTTTACTATTAATAGGTCTAGTCTGTTGTTTTCTTCTATATATGTCTAACTTATCGTTATTTTTTGCAGGGTGTTAACTAGGTATGAGTACTAATAAAAGTAGTACAAAAAACATATGTTTATTTTATACAACGCTGTTGGAATCAACTGGTATAACTAAGGATAGTACATATATACTAGCGTACCTGATAACCACATTTTTAATTTTGTACTAACAAAAGGATTAAATAAATAAATAAATTATTAGCAATATTAGAGACAATTAATAAATTATATGCAATACTAATAATAGTTAATACATTATTATTAACTGTTGCTCAATTACTTATTAGTTTTAATGACTACATCAGCACCTAGAAAACAAAAGAAAGACTTTGATCCTAATAAAGGATATGAAGAATTAGCAAACTCTTTAATAGAGATTATGGAAAAAGGCGTAAATCCTTTTAGAAGAAGTTGGACTGCTGAACAGCAGCATACAAACTTTGTTACTGGTGATGCTTATCAGAATGGCAATTTAATATGTTTAGAAATTGCCAGAATATGTAAAGGGTTTACTAGTCCTTATTGGATGGGATTTTCTCAGGCTCGCAAATTCGGTTTACGAATAAAAAAGGGTTCTAAGGGTTCTATTATTCTACGTCCAGTAGCAATAAAAAAGGAATTATTAGACACCAACGGAAAGCCAGTTAAAGATGCTTTAGGGAATACAGAATTTACTGCTTTTACTTTATTTACACCTTGTAGAGTTTTTAACTTAGATTGTTTTGAAAAATCACCTAAGTTAGAAGCTAGACTTGCAGAATTAAATAAAGAAGTAGTAGTAAATCAAAGTCCAGTAAGTGCAAAAGAAGCAAAAGCCATTAAGCAATTAATGCAGTATATGGACTCTCAAAAAATTGTATTTTCTGAGTGTGGCAATTCTGCTTTTTATAATCCTGATCTTGATAGTATTACAGTTCCTAATCAAAATAGGTTTACTAGCAATTCTTTATTCGTTGCTGTTACTAGCCATGAATGTGGGCATAGTACAGGATCTAAAAAGCGTTTAAATCGTAAAGGCATTACTGATAAAACAGCAGTATTCGGCTCTGATTTATACGCTACCGAAGAATTAATTGCTGATACCTGTAGCTGGTTATGCTGTAATGAGTTCCAGATAGATTCTAATGATGATGTACACGCATCTTACTTAGTTGGATGGATCAAAGTTTTAAAGAAAGAACCAAAGCATTTATTAACAGTTATTGGTCAAGCTGTAAAAGCTAAGAATCTTATTATGGGTTCTTAGTTGTTTTAGATTCTCTCTTATTAGCAGTAGTACTTCTACTGCTAGTAAAAGAGATTCTTTTATAGAATTTCTTATTGCTCAACTTATCCGATTTTTTATTATGGATTTATCAAAACAAATTGAAACT